CTTCGGGTAAATGTGTAGGAGCTAAGAAAACGAAATTCAAGCCAGGATCAAAAGTAAAAGACCCTATTTCAAAACGATAATGGCAGATACAATCAATCTAAGTGATGTATCTACTAAAGATGATAGTGAACTAAAAACGGGAGGAAGGAGAAAACATACAATGCCAACACCAAAAGAATGTAACAAGATAAAAGACCCAGCAAAGAAAAAAAGATGTTTATCTTATGCTGGGGAGTATGCTAAAAAGAAAAAGAAGGTGAGAAACATTAAATGGGTAAGCGAATAGATTTATTTGGACATGATAGAGGTATTGGAGATACTATCAGTCGTGTTATTAGTAAAGTTTCAAAAGGTAAAATAAAGGAGTGTGGCGGATGTACGAAGAGAAAAGAAGTCCTGAACCGAATGATTCCATTCAGGGACGTGGAGTCGAGGAAGCGTTAGAAGGCGGTAAATTAGAAGGAGTAGAAGGTGGTCTTCGTGCAGATTTATTTGACCACGATGAAGAAGGAGAAGGCACTTGTATATGTGACCTTCCAGAACATGCACAAAATATAATTTGGGATGAAATAGAACAGGATAATGCCTAAACAAATTCTTAAAATAGATCAGTTTCATGGTGGACTGAGTAGTAATTCAGACCCTAGGGATATTGCTGATAATGAACTATCTGCTGCTACTGATGTAATGGTAGATGAATTAGGTAGGATCAGGACCATGGGAGGTACTGCAGTTCATGAGTCAAACTCTTCTACTGCTCTTGCAATTAATCCTGGTTATGGATTATTTCATTTTGCACATGATAGAATTGGTGGTCATTTAGGAGAGCATTTAGCTGAAGGAGATTTTGCTTCTCATGATAAATGGACTGGTGGTGGAGTATGTGTTGATACAGGTGGTAATCTTACATTTACATTTGGTAGTGATACTTTAGATGGAACTGCTACACAGACATATGGTAATAGATTAGAGCTTGGTATAGGAGGTATTACTTACGCATTTACATATACTGTTGCAGTTACAACTGCTCCTGATTTTTTTACTCTTGCAATAACTACTTTTCCAGCTTCAACAACATCATTACCGTTTACTGCTGGTACTCATACAGTTACCTTTGTATCGCACGCTGATGCAGCTACAAAGCATTTTATTATAACAGGAACTGATGATGTTGGAGGAACAACAACTCAGGGCGTGTTTTCTATTGATAATGTTTCACTTTACATATATGATGCTGCTGAAACTGGAGATGATTATTTAGCGTTAGCTGATAATGAGAGCACTGATCCTGCTATTTATATATATAGTAAGAATGAGGATGCATGGAGTGAATCTCAAACTATTACTCTTGGTGAAACTACTGGATTGGAAGCTAACTTTTATTATGTAGATGGAGCTTTGAGAATAAGTGATGGAAATTTTGGGATAGAAAATTTAAGTCAATGGCATGGATATATAAAGAATACTTGGTTTCCAAATATAGGCAGTGGTTTTTCTATTGATCAATGGTATCGGAATGAACAGAGAATTTTACCTCCAGATACTTCTTATTTTCAAAAAGATTGGGTAAGGACAAGCGGAGAAACGACTACATCTGATACAATACCAAAAGGTTCACCAGTAACATTTGCTTCTACTGGAGCACATGCTGAGAAAACTAAGTCTAGTATACATACTGTGTTTGCGGCTGCTGATGACCAAACCAACGCTGTAGTTAGATGTGTGGCTGGTTTCGAGGTTGCTAGTGCATTTGGATCAACAAATATAAGTTTAACGCTTAAAGTTGGGTTTTGGAATGATAATGGCGATGGAGTAGGAGGACCTGGTGTGTGGTCTCCTTACGCTCAAGAGGTTCTAGTTTTGGACCATGTGACCAATAGTGGTGCCAAGACTTATTTTCCAGAATTTAGTTTTGATGCTGCTGTAACTGATACTGATGATGCAAATTTACCTGGAGGTGGTGGAGATGATTACTTTAGGATTGAAGTGATTAGTTTTACTCTTCACAGTGGAACATCTTTAGGATTCATAACAGTTCTTGATTCCCCTATTTACGAAGGAACTACCACTTCATTCCCAGCACTTGATAGTGGAGGTCCTTTTACTAATGGATATTCTACTGGAAATAATGTTTGTATGTTGTGGTCTTGGGATGGTGCTTTTTTAGATGCTGTCGATACATCATGGGTTCCTGCTGATAATGCAGGATTATGGGGGATAGGAGCAACTTTTATATATGATGGGGTGCAAGAAAGCCAATTAACTGAACTTCTTGATGAATCAGATAATTCAATAGGTGGTATGAGTCTTGTTGGTTTAGATGGTGGTGATCTTGTGACAGAAAACCGTCCTGCTATAGTTATAGCTATTGCTGATCCTTCTCATGATGGGGATGGTAATGGAGATGGTACAATATGGAATAAAAGAGTTACAGGGTGTAATATATATTTGAAAGATATGTATGCTGCTGGTATTGAAGGAGATGTTCCTAATGCATGGATTTTACAGTATAGTGCTAATTTTTTAACAGGCAAATTAAGGGTTGAAAGTACACAAGCTGAGTTTGATGCTAGTTTTCAAAGTGACCCTACTAATCAATCATATTATTATTGGTTTCTAAATACAACACACTCAACATCACCATCTGTAGTTACTAGTTATGAAATGAATACTGGATATGATAGTACTTCAGAAGATTATGTATCTGCATATAAAACGGCTGTAGTAGCTAATAGAATAGTTTACATTGGCAATGTACAAGTTACAAAATCTGATAATAGTAAAGAGATATTAGGAGATGCTATGATTAAGTCACTTGTTGGGAAGCTTGATGCGTTTCCAATGAGCAGGTTAATAGAAGCTTCAATAAGAGATGGAGATAATATTGTTAAACTTGAAGAATATGCAGATAGAATACTACAATTTAAGAAAAATAAAATGCATATTATTAATGTTTCACAGGAAATAGAATTTTTAGAAGATACATTTATGCATAAAGGAGTATCACATCCTGCTGCTGTATGTAAAACTGATTTTGGCATTGCATGGGTTAATAAACTTGGATGCTATCTATATGATGGACAGACTGTTAAGAATTTACTTGAGAAAGGTGGCAGACAGATAATAAAAGAGAGTGACTGGGCAACCTTTACTGCTAATGAACCTATGATTGGGTATATACCAAAGAAAAGACAGTTACTTATTGTAGATGACAACAGTGATACTGGTTATGGTAAGACATTTTTATATGATATAGTTACACAGTCTTGGGTTAAAGGGTCTAATGGTACGATAACATCTAATGATTTAACAAACTTTGTTACAGATTGGAATGGTGATTTAATATATGCCCATACAGCTGGTACTGTATTAAAGTGGGTAGATGATTTGGCAGATGCAACTGTATCTGAATCATCTGCTGTTGATATTAATACAAAAGATTATGATTTTGGATATCCTGGACAGAGAAAGAAAGTATATAGAGTTCGTATTTCTTATAAGGGAGATGCAGATACATTAGCAGTTAAGTATACTGTAAATGGAGATACTAATAATTTTTTTGGATTTGAAGGAACTACATGGTCAGATGGAGTAGGAACTCCTAGTGGAAGTCTTGATCCTAATCCATTAAGGGATGCATCTGATTTAACATATTGGCATCATGCAGAATTAAAGCCATCAACTTTATCTGAAGCAAGTAATATATACAGTTTTCAATTACATATGAACGGAACTGCAGATGATGATTTTGAAATTAATGATATATCAATAGTATATAGATTAAAACCAGTTAAATAGGAGGATAATATGGGAATGACAAGACAAGAAAGAGTATCACTACATAAGAAGCAGGAAAGACTGCAAGTTAAAGATGGTTTTCCCAGTTCTAGAGATTTGAAAGAAGGTGTCCCAGTTTTAAGAAATGTACCAGGAACTGGTGTTGTTGAGTTTGTTAAGTTTAGGGGAGTTCTACACAAGAAAGTGTTAGATAAAGGTTAATGAATTTTGTATATTTAAATGTAAAAATGGGAGTGATTTAGATGGCTAAAAGTTTATACGGTGCTTATAGGGCTGCTGGAAGAGCTGGCGGTGCATATAGATCAAGTTTACAAGATATACAAAATGTTGGGTATGAGATGGAGGCAAGTACACAAATGTTTGAAAAGGAATCAGATAGGAGGGAAGAACTTTTTACAACTCTTGGAGAAGGAACTGTTCTTGCAAGTAACATATTAGAAAGGGCAAAAAGCAGTGCTGAATTAGAGAGAGGTATGGAAAACCTTGGTAAAGAAAAATATGAAAAGCTTGATCTTGATGAACCATGGGAAGATTTAGATATTAAAGAGAAAGCTAAGTATATGCCAATGCAAACATATGGTAAAGGAAGTATTTGGGAAAAGGCAGCTATTTTGGGAGGGGGAGTAGACCCTTTATATGAATTTGAAGGTAAAGAATATTCAAAATCAAAATTACAAGCTTTAATTGATATTAAAGAGGCAAATACACTATGGTCAGAAACAAATCAATAGCACAGAATCATTTATCAGGACTTGCAAGGCAAGGTAGAGGAGGAGATACTGAACTTGCTCATGTAAATCCACGAGAGAAATCTATGTTAAAAGCTATGGGTGGTTCTGGTGGTATCAATCCTAATACTGGATTAAGAGAGTATCAAATTCCTGCTTATACACCTATGTCAGGAGGGTTCGGAACAGGTTCAGGTGCATTAAGTCTTGGGACTAGTGCCTCTACTACTGCCGCTGGAGGAGGACTTATGGCAGGTATAGGGGCAGCAATGCCTTTTATAGGATTAGGGTTACAGTTAATTGGTGGAGCTTCAGCAGCTAGCGAGGCAAGAGATCAAGCTAGAAAACAATCGAAATTATTAGCGTTACAAATTAAAGAGCAAGAAGGAGCTTTAAAAAAGTTAGAACCAAAAAAGCAAGCTGAAACAGTTGTTGCATTAGGTGAATATCAAACAGCTGGAGAATCTCTTGGATTAAGTAAAAGTGAAACTGAGAAACAGTTGGGTGAAGTTGTTAAAAAAAGCGGACTTGTTACATCTGCAGGTGTTACAGAGAAGAAATCAATAGCATATAAGCAAATAGGAGCAGCGGAAAAGGGAATATATGGCAAGCTTGGTCAGAAATTAGGTGGTATCGAAGAATGGTTTGAAGGTGAGACAGCAAGGATTCAGGGAATGATTAAGAGCGCCACACTTCAGAAAAAAGCTGCTGACAGGGCGTCTGGTAAGAAATATTTAGGAATATTTTAGGGTAATATTATGGCAAATGGAGTATTAGCAAGTTTAAATAGAATATTAGAGTCTCAAGAACGTAGAGAACAGACTAAATTACAAACATCTTTAGCTATGATGGAGATGTCACAGAGAAGAAGAATGCAAGACTTTGAAATGGTAACAAAACAGTTAGAGCAGGGAACTAATGTTAATAAGGAGTTACGGTTAAAAGTAGTTAATAATTTTTTAAATAAATCAGGTTTTAATTCTTTAATAGGTATAGATTATACAACTCCTAAAGATGACAGGGACCCTCCTGATCTAAATAAAGCTGTAAAAGACCTTACAAGGGCTGAGTGGGGAAAGTTTAGTGAATCAGATGCTCAGAGGATTGTAACTGCTGTATGGACTCATAGAGCTTCACAAGACCCAACTGAAGTTATTGAAATTATGAGTGACTTGAGGAATCAAATGGATTCAGGCGAAGGTGAACTGTTTAAAGCTTATCAAAGAGGCAGTGGTAAAGGTAAGAATTTAATAGGTTATAAAGGGATTGATGATGATGTATGGCAAGCTCAAGAGTCTTTAAGGATTGGTGAGAATATATTTCAGGAGAGGCGTGAAGTTTCTGAAGGAGACTTTAAAATTGATTTAGATTTAGGATTAGCAGAAGAACAAATTGCTCCTACTTTGCCAGAGGGTGTTTCTTTGACAGGAGATGTGTCAGGCATATCAGATCAGAGTAAATACCAAGAGGTTATTATTGACGATATAAGAGATAAGAATGAACAGATAGTAGCAAAACAGAGGGCTAAAAGAACAGCAGAAATTTTAGAACAAGAGATACTTGATAAAATTAAGTTAGGAACAGCAAGTGATAAAGAAAAAGAACAATTATTAAAGATACCTTCAATTCAGGATGAATTTGACGAAGATATACGAGTACTTCAATCTGGGATTGCTCAAGTCAAATCAAGTGCTGATGTTCTTGCTGAGATGGAGATAAGAGAATTAGTACGGCAGGTTGGTAAAAAATCTTTTCAGTACCCGTCTGGAGTTGGAGCTGCGGGAGACTTCAGACCATCTGAACCAAGATATGGTGAAAAAATACTTGCATCTTTGACAAAAGAAGGTACATTCGATTTATTAGAACAATTACCTGATGAATTGGTTGCATCTATTGTTGCAGGCGATAAGAAGGATGTAAAAGATAGACTAGGAACTTGGGCTAGTAGAAATTATATTGATGACACAGGGACAAGGAAATATATTTCTGAAAAACAATATAGAAAACTAGTAGAACTATCAGATATAGTATCAAGATCAAGAGCATTAGAAGCTGGTGAGGTTGGTACAGGACTTGTTAAATCAATAGACCTTCCTTATGTGTCACCTCCTCCTGCACCTGTTGTTGCACCTACTGAACAGCCTTTGTTAATACCAAATATATATTTTAAAGGGCAAACCCCTATTGATGATCCTGATGATTTTGAGTTTCCAGTAAAACAGGGGATTCCATTTGCTCCTAAATTAGGACAGCCTGGATTTACAGCAGTCCCCTCTGTTTATCAGCCGTCACCTGACCCAACTACAGGCATGTTACCTGACCCTATTACAAGTGCTTTAAATGCTCTTCTTGTTCCTCAATCTCTTGGTCTTCCTCCCCCAATTAAATAAGTATGGCTGACAATTTAACTCTTCAGTTTAAAGAAGAATTAGAAGAAAGAGCTAGGAAAAGTAGCTCACAATCTGTATTTACACCTACGGCTCCATCTGGTACTCAAGGAGGAGGAAGCATGTGGGAGGCATTGCAAAGACCAGAAGCTGATGATGGTATGAGAAAAGAAGGAGCTCTAAATGCATTAGGAGCAGGATTATGGAGTTTTGCTGATACATATGCTTTTGGAGTTCCTGGAGCGTTTGTAGAAGAAGAAAAATTTATAGATTTTGAAGACCCGTTAGCTAAATGGACATCTGCATTTGGTGGATTTATAGGGTTTGTAGCTGGGGCTCCAATGAAAATAGGTGCTAAAGTAGTAGCAAAAGTTGCTCAACCATTCATTAAAAAAGCTGGAAGAAGGTCAATTGATTCTGTTGTCAGGGAAATGAAGACAATAGGAGTTGATCAGAAGCTTGGCAGAAGTACAATTAGAGAAGCAACTACTGGGTATAGAACATTAGCCCTTAAATCTGGAGTTGATAAAAGATTAAGAGGTGAAAAGTTTACTGAAGCTGCTGAAGATTATTTATCAGCTTTCCTTGATAAGGCACGAATAGGTGAATCCGCTCTTACAATGGGACAAAAAGTATCTGTTTCAAAAATGTTTGGAAATGCCATTAAGACAAGACCTATTAATGATTTCAAAGGATTAATGGCTCTAAGAGGAGTTGATAGTAGGTTTCAAAGAGTTATAGGGCATGCATTGAATGATGCTGTAATGTTTGGGGCTATTGATACTATCTTTGAAGGAGTCTCTACAATAGAAGACCATGAGTTTGATTGGACTGCTCCTTTATGGGGAGTTGCTAATGGTATTGCGTTTTCTCAGTTATCATGGTTGAATCCAAGTGGCAAAAGGGCTAAATGGAATGTTGATTTTAAATTAGGATTAAAGGCGGCTTTCAGTAAAGATATATATACAAGAATGGGGAAAACTGAACTTGCAGCATCTGCTAAGTTTATGGGTGAATCATATTTTCATAATGGGGCAAAAACAGGGTCTCGTAAGATTTTATTTAAAGGGGAAGAAAAAACAGTTAATTTATTAGCTGATGATCTTTTACAAGAGATTAAGCAGTATTTTCCAAAAGCAAAGCCAGAAGACGTATTAAAGTCTTTCTTGAATAAAGAGAGAGTAAAGTGGGGCAAGGATATGATGAAGTGGTCTACGATTGAAGAGGCTGACGCATTACGGGAGAATTGGATGAGAATGATAGCTGGAGGACTATTATTTAATGCTCATTCATTTGTTGATATGTATATGCATGGCTACGAACCAGATGTAAGTGACATACTTCCTCACTTCTTAATTGGAGCTTATGTACAAAGGAAAAGCAATCCTTCTAAGTTTGATATGAACGATGCAAAGATGACTAGGATGAGACAGAATATGATGATTCTTGGGTTCCACCCTGATCAGTTGGCTGATATTCCAACATTTATGTATAAGAATACTAGGTTTAAGAATTTCTTTAATGATCCTAAGAATAAATCTATTTTAGATTTAATGGAATCAGAAGGACTTATTAGCGATAGTTATGAGGCAGTGTCTGAGAAATCTCCGCCAGGTGAAAAAACATTAGGTATTCCTGAAAATATTAATCCATTATTTGAAAACTTATATAGAGAGATGATTGGCAGGCAAGGGTTTCCAAAAACATTTGGAGCTATAACAGTAAAAACACAGAATAAAATTTTAAAAGAATTCCGTAAAATACATGGTGACGTAACTGAAGTTGAAGCTTCAGAAATATTTGAAAAATCATATGATGAAAGTACAGAGAATTTTGATAGAGAGTTTATTAACACATTAATTAAAATAAAAGATGCTGCTGTTAATAACGAGCCTGATATGGATATGACATATAATCCAGGTAATCCATCAAAAAGTAAAATGCCAGCATATGTTGGGATAGATGAAGCTATAATAAATAAAGCTCGTAAAGGGGAATTAAAATTCCTGAAAGACCCTAAGGATAGAAGAAAGACTTTAAAAGGGGAAGAGGCAGTAGAAGAATTAAAAAATAAGATTGAGGGATTAAATAAGATAATATTAATGACTAATTCATTAAATCAAACAACACCACTTCCTGGAGGAGAGCAAAGAACAATCAAAACTGAAGCTTTCACAGAATCAATGTATAAGGAAATGAAGATTGCAGAGTCCAAAATAAATAGTTTGTTCCCTGATAAATCTCAATTAGCAGCTCCATTTACATTTTCTGAATATTGGAATGACTATAATAGAATTTTATTAGATAATCATACTAAGAAATTTTCTAAAGGTATTCAGAAGGTATTTAAGCAAGATTATGTTGAGAAAGATAAATTAGCTACAAAGCTGTTTAATGCTGGAGTTCTTCATAGAACTGGAGAAGGTGAGCCAAACAGGTTAATAGATTCTGTTATGAAAATTAAAATAACTGGGACAGAGGATGCAGAGAGGATAGCAGAAGCTTTAAGAGTTATTCATAGAGCACTTAATCTTCAGACGAATTCAGGGGGATATCATGTTATTGAAGATACTCTTTTTAAGAAGGGGGGAAAAGAGGTATCGATAGATGATGTAGATGCTTTAAATACTTTTCTTAGTGAAAGAACAGGAGGAGCTCTTGATCTTAAAACAATAAATGATAGACTTCATCATAAAATTGCAGATTTTATTCTTAAAGATGCTATTGAAGGTTCTGGTCTAAGAACTGATCAAGCTGATGTATTTTTCAATTTAGCTGGGACTGGGTTTGCTAGGTTTGAATCAGCTGTTAAAGGAAAGGCAGGAGGATTTCAAATAAGATTAGTTGATGAAAAGACTCTACCAACAAGTGCTGATGAAAATGCTTCATTAAAAGAAAGTGCTATTGAATATAATAAGTATGTTAGAACAATGATTCAAGATAGTAAAGGTCTTGTTGCTGAATGGGGAGACCCAATTCAGAGAGTTGATAAGACTGTAATGCAGGATTTGTATAATACAGTAACTAAAAATTATGATGTTAAGTATCTTGCCAGAGTAGAATTAATGAAACTTGCTAATATTACATCCGTGAATTATGCTGAGTTTAGTACTCGACTATCAGCTTTTGCAAACGCTGGTCATGAGAGTTATGCTTTTAAATGGTTAACTCAGATGGGAGTCTTTAAATATACTGGAAAGGATAAGACAGAAATTCAAATTATTGAAGAAAAGTTTAATAAAGAAATAGAAAAGAAAATGCTCGATATAATGAGCAGGCATGGAGTTTCTGCTAAATATTCAGAAAGAATATATAAAGAACATGAAGAGATTGCTCGTGAAAGTATCATGGCTGAAGAAGATATGATAGATTATAATCCTAGAATGGACATGCAGACATTCTTTTCTAGGTACAGAATAGGCAATGAAACTAGTTATGAGGAAATGTCAGATCGTGATTTAAAGAAGATGCAATCAAGTTTTGATGATATGATTTATGTAGGAGCTGACCAGGAATCAAGGGTATTGCATATAGATTCTGTGAGGAAAGTTCTTAAAAATATATGGGTAGAGCATAATGGAGAATGGAAACATCTTGATACACTAGCAGAGCGTGATCAGTATAGACCTCAACTGACACGAGATATGATTGGACTTCTCTGGCAGCAAAGTGCACAAATGAAAGTAAAAGTAGTCGGATATGAAAGAGGTTCTTTAACGTCAAGAGAAGAGGTAATGAACAAGACAAGGTTTACTGAACTAATGTTGGATGTTGATATTCCGTTTACTATTGTTGATCCTACAGCTTTTGTTTATGAAATGGTTGATAATAGGTATATGCGTAGAAGATACTTAAATATGTATGGAGATTCAGGGAATCTTACTAAAAAGGAAAGGGAGTTTGTAGAATTACATCAAAAGAAATTTGAATCTCTTTTAAAGAACCGAGAGTCTTTTGAGGGAGAACCGACAAGAGGAGAAGATGAAACTGAACTAGGATTGCATATTGTGGCTCTTTCTAGGGGCATGTCAACAATAGCAGTCCTTGCAAGAAACCTTCATAAGATTTATAATCCATTTAAAGAATTTGTTAAGAGGTATGATATTGAGGCAGTAGAGCCTAATGAGACAAAAAAATATAGAAATCTTGTTGAGAAGATTAACGCAGAAGAGGTTCTTACACCTCAAGAATACTCATATATGTTAAGAAGAATTATGTTTGAAAAGATGCTTGTAGGGTCAGATGGAAATAGAACATTCTTAGAATTTCTTAATGGCGAACGTGTAGAAAAATTAATGTCAAGATCAAAGTTATTTAATACTAAGAAGTTTGTACGTACAGGTAAACAATTTATTGATGACGCTAGGGTTGCATTACTTGAAACTGCTATAACAAGTTCTCAGAAAAGAGCTGCTAATGTTTTAAGAAAATATTCACATAAAAATGGGTTTGGTGTAGCAATATGGAATGATGTTGAATATGCTCCTTTAATAGCTTCTGCTGATGCATGGGCAAAGAAATTAAAGCTTGACTGGAGAGCTAGTGATATAATAGGGGATGCTCATGCTGAAAAGTCTAAATATGATAGTATTGGGTTTATAAGTAGAGATATGATGACATTGTTACATACACTGCTTGGACATAAGTTTAATTCAACGAATCCTTTGAAGCCTGTTATAACGTCAGGAGGTCCAGATTCTCCTCTTTTATTAGGGAAAACATTATTTATATACAGTCCAGCAATGAATGCTACGTTTGGCAGGAACAAAAGTGTTGATATTGTAATAACAAAGAGTGGATCAAAAGTTTATAATCCTAAAGGAGTTGAAGGAGAAGGACCTGCATGGGATACAAGTATAATTAATAAGGAAATATCTCATTTAATAACTGAAAATGGATTACATATAGGTTCTGGTAAGATTAGGAAAATTACACTTGAATCTCTTGGTGTTATGCCAATGAAAGATACATACGAATCATCAGCCTCTGAAGGCATGAGTGATTATAATTATGCTAGCAATAAAGAGCATGGCAGAATTTTTAAGGAAATGTATGAAACTCAAATGAATACTAATATGGATTGGTTTGTGAAAGTTGCAAAAGACCCTATTCGTATGCGACAATGGATATTGAGTACTATGGGAGACGAAGGAGTTTCACCTAGTCCTGAATCTGGGGAAGCCATGAATCATCTAAGCAATATGCATTTGTTTTCATCTCTTACAAGAGATGCTAATCCAATGAGTTTTAGTGAAAATATTCTTAAAAATAAGATGTACGGAATGTATATGCATGGGGTTTTAAACAATAAGCGTTCTGTTATAAATCAATGGACTCAAAAAGAAGTGCAATCTGCAGAGAACTATTCACCAAGATATGGAGGTCAAGCATATTTTATGCAGGCTCCTGAACATGACCTAAGACCAACTTTAATAAATCGAGATGGTGTAATGCTCGCAAGAGGAGAGGCAATGCTACCTTTTGCAGACATGGAAACTAGAATAGCCGATTTGGTATCAACTCATGGGATGGAGTTTAGATTTGTAAAAGGGACTGAAATTTTAAAACCTGAGGATGCTCTTGGTTCTGATATTATAACTGTAAAAGGGAAAAAGAAAACTGTTTCAAAATGGCAACTATTTTTGGATGGTGATGGGACTTTAGGTACTTTATTTAAAAGTATTGAGCTTGGAAAAAAGAATAATTTATATGATAAAGATTTACAAATAGGTGTTATTGTTAAAAGATTCCCACGAACAAGACCTAATGATATGTCAGTACTTGCTTTAAAAGGTTTTTTAGCAGAAGAATATGGAAGAGCTATTGCAGTTAATAGCTTAGATGTTGCAAATGTTTATGAGGGTGACTACGATGCTGATAAAGCAGATTATTTATTTGCAGCTAAAAAATCATTTTATGCTCACGTAGAAAGAGCGTCTCAATTTTTAGTACAAGGAATAGATGTTGAAAAACTGCAAACTCGAAATAGATTTGTTTTTAATGGGGCTCCCGCTACAGAAGATGCAGCAATCAGAAAAATGATAGCTGATGATAATGTTTGGAAACAGTCAATAGGAATTGTTCAAAAGATTCCACGTAAACTTAGTTTTTTAAGTCATCTTGGTTCCGTTGAAGCTAAACCTAATTTAGACCCATACGTTAGGGATTATATAAGAGATGTAAAGGGAGAATCGTTTGTTCCTAGGTCATTACTTAGAGGAGAAGGTAAGGATGGTCCTTATAAAATTATTATGGACTTTAATAATCTCGATTTTTATACAAGATCAGCTCTTGAGACTCAGTATATAATTGATGGTAAAGGAGATTTAAATAAGGATATTGCATCAAGCATTAGGCATTGGGGTGATACGTTTCTTTTTCCTAAAATAGAAGATTCAAAGTCATCATCAGAAATAGAAAAGATAGGCGTGGGATTTGTCAATGATATGAGAGTAAAAGGTAACAGTTTTGAAAAAAGAGTTAGGATTTTTAGAAGAATTGAGATGAATGAAGAGGGTAATTTTGTTGAAAAAGAGCTATCATCTCTTGACAAAGCAATGATAAAAGAACTTATGTCTGAATATGGAAATTTTTTAAACTCCACAGGCAAAGAGAATTTTGGGAAAGCTGGTGAAAAGAACAGGGCAACATTTGATGGAGTAATGTCTGGTTCTCATAAATTTTTTACATTTAATGAAAATATTAAAGATGGTCTTTATTATAGATTGAGAAATAGAAGAATTGATCCTTCAATTGAAAAAAGTAAGAAGTGGTCTGAAGATAAAGAGTTTAAGAAACTTTTTGGAGTTAAGGAACAGCCGAAATATAAAGATAAGTCTGGTAAAGAGGTAAGATGGTGGAAGTCAGAGGAATCTCCAATAGAAGAGTCAGTTTTTCAAAATGCGAAAGAAATTGCAGTCGGTAAGAGAGGTTCTGTTCTCGAAAGAATGCTATACAGAATGTATGATGCCGATCCATTTGAACAAATTCATCTTAAAGGATTAACTGGTGAAGTTAGGGGGATAATGAATGATTGGTATAATCAGATAGTAGAAGGCACATATGGTGATTATGGAAATGCTACTAAAATTTTACGTGAAAAGGTAACAACAGCAGCGTTTAAGATTAATGATGCAATAGATACTATTGCCTCAATGCAGAAGCAGGTAATGCTGATTCAACATAATAGTAGTATTCCATATAAGATTAAAGCTCAAAAAATAGATGATGCTAATAAAGTTATTAAAGAGATGCTATCTAAAATTGAACCGATGATTCCTAAGAGTTATTGGAAATCAAGGAGAGCAAAAGAGTTATTTAAAGCTAAAGTAAAATTTGTTTCAGTTGAAGAAAAGAACCTTATTGAGGGTGCTATACATTATGCATCTATAAATAATTTAAGACAGGCTCTTGGTGGTAGTCCTACTTTTGGATTAAATACTGATGCAATAGCACTTTTAAAAGAAATAAAACACGTACGAAAACTTTTTTATGGGAATTTTGATAGCCTGAAAGATGTTTTAAAATATAAAGACACTACAGTCCTTAGTGAGGAGATGCAAGAGTTTTTATCAAAAATGCCAGAGTTATCTACTGTTCATGATATTGAAAATAGTTTGCTTTTAAAAGGGTATAATGCGCATCATATTAAATTTATATATGCATTTATGGACCCTGGAGCTGATCCAACATCTATTGGAGTTTTCGATAATCAAGTAGTCCCAGTCCCTTTTCAGGCTTCTAAGAGATATAGTAGAGGAATTAAATTTTTAACACAAATGATGACTGGTTTTGATAAAGAGGCATCTCCTGTTGCAAGGGAGCAGTGGGTTAAAGAAAAAGGGAGTGTAGCTGAGTCAGCGTTGAAAATGCTTCAAACAGTCGAGGGTGATTGGCGTAGATTCTATACTAGAAAAATTGATCAGAGAGGTATATCGGAAACAATTGCAAATATAGGAGCTCCTGAGGTAGGAGACCTTGCATTAAGTCATGTAAAGATGCCTGATTTTCATAGAGATTTTACTAAAACATTTACAAGTTTCAGCAGGATTGATTGGAGAAGGGATACTGATAGAATTGGAATTGGATCAGGATTGATGAATGACCATCTAATACAGTTTTATTCTGATATTATGAATTTAGCTGGGAAAGGTGATGACTTTACATCGTATTTACAGAGAATGAATGCTTTACAGTCTGATATGATGAGTAACAGGACAATGCATCCTATTAAATATCTTTCAATAAGGTCTCTTATGGATAAAGAAGTAAGGGAAATCGCAGAAAGAGTTCTTACAGGAGGGTTGGTAGATAAGAATAATACATATGTAAAGAATATTATTAATAATCCTGTCTATGCAATTATGGGAGGGGTAGGTCACTATAAAGGATTAAGTCTTGAGAAGCGTAATTTTCTTGACAGGAATGAATTGAAAGATATTATAAGAATGAATGAGAATCTTAAAGGGTATGATAAAGATTTAAATGTGAAGTCTTCATCATCTAAAAAACAAATTAGAGAAGCAATAGCAAAATGTTTAGAAGGTAAATAATAATGGCAATAATTGATTGTAGCATTGACAAAAAGAATTATGTTGAAATAGCAAAATCTATTGACGAATGGGCAAGCAAACAATCTAATAGAGGTATGTTTAAAGACCCATGGGAAGCTGGTCTTAGGTTAGTTGAGACTGAATTTATGTTTGATTTTGAATCTGCCCAGAATATTCCAATTACTGATGGTCAAGTAGGTTCTTTTAAATCAAGACTAAGGGAACTTACAAGGTCTGTTGAGAGAGGGACAATAGATAGTGACTTTGCTAAATTCTTCTGGCAGACATCACATTATGGGAAGAAAGACCCTGTTATTGGTAGGCTGTTAAATACAATGCAAAGGTCTAGCCATACATTTAGATATAATGAGCACAGAGATAGGTCATTATCATCGGCTATGTTTGAGGATTTAAAGGGTGAATCTTTATCAAGGGGGCTTCAGACTAGACTTGGATTGAAAAATGCTGATAAAGAGATGAGAAAGCTTGATGAAGAATGGCAACAAGAATTTACTAATTGGAAGAATGGAGTAAAAGGAGCAGAAGATAAGATTCAAGATGTTGATTCAAGGATTGAAGAATTAGTAAAGAGTACTCATTTGCAAGTTTATGAAGACATGATTACAATGATTGAAGGCAAAGGTAAAATGAGAGATGGTAAGATGATATGGGAATCTGGACTTCCTAAGATTGTACAGGAGAAATATAAAACAATGACTCCAGAAAAACAATTAGAAGTTGACGAAGGAAAGAGAATTGTTCCTATAACAGAGACTGACTTAACTGCTTTAAGAACACAAGATGGCAAGAAAGTATCTCCTCGTATGTACGATGCTATTGTAAAGTATAAAAATTTAATGGATAACCTTAATAAAACATTAAGATATTCTGTAGATACTAGGATTAAAAGTATTATTAAAAGAAATAAGATTAATGATAATGAACAAACAAGTGCACAATTAGAAGAGATTAGAAAGAAGATGCAAGATTTATTCATGCCGAAGTATGAACAAGGATTTTTTCCTCATTATACTAGGGATTTGAATATTGATATACTTGGAGGTGCTCCAGATGCTAAAGGACTTCAGAGTGGCATAGGGAAATACTTTGAAGAAATGCAATCTGCTGTTAATCCTTATGAGAAAACTAAGGTTAAACGTACAATTCAAGATATAGCAAATGATATGAATCTTTATATTTCAGGGCATGCACAAAGAAGAGCAGAAGTTACGGAAACAGGAGAGGCTTCATACGGGTACAGTCGTGATTTCTTCAATACTATAAATAATTATATATTTGATATTAATAGATTTAATTATATCTCTTTTATGGATTCACATATGCTAGACGGATTGTCATCTGTTGAGAAAATATACAATACTGAAGGTCATGCTAAAGGCTATGCAGAATCACTTACTAATTATATTAGAGACTTGCATTTAGCTTCTAATGGAGATTCTAGTATAGAGCCTGCTACAAGAAACTTTATGCGTACCATATTAGGATTTGAGTTTATCAGTAAGTTGGGTATTAATCCTAGAGGTGCAGCTAGAAACTTTACACAGAGAGCTTTAGATTATATAGAGTGGGGTCCAGTCCAAGTTAAAAGGATGAAAAAACAGTTAGATACAATTGATTTAGGTGGTGATGCTGAATCATATGTAACAACTTCACTTAAAAAAGCAGGTCTATTATATGATGAAATATCCACACAACTACTTGAGAGTCAGCTACAGGCTCCTGGATCGGTGTTTAAGGTCGTTAATTGGAACGAGGCAGAGGGTAAATTTGAATTTAATAAAACACCTCGCATGGAGAAGGTTGCTAACGCTGTGTCGTGGGCTGCTGGTAAATCAAGCTTATTGCATAGAATGGCTGAAAACTCTAATAGAAAACATACTTTTAAACTTGGGTTTGCTCAGATGCATGGATGGTTATATAATCCCGAATACAGGGCAAAACTTAGAGATAGAGAAATTGAGAAAAGAAAAGAGAAGGGAAATGATAATCCTGTAACTGAAAAATTTATTAATAATATAATAGCTGCTAAATCAAGAAATTATGCTATTAACATGGTAGTATTAAATCATTTTGATTATGCTGACTATGCAAAGAGCAAAGCATTAAGATCAAAAGCTGGAAGGTTTTTAGGTCAATTCCAACATTATAGCTTTGAATTCTTTGAACGTAATTTAAGGATATTAAGGGAAGCTAAGCATGATGTTATAGCAGGGAACCTTCTTCCTAATGGTGATGCTAGGGGTCTTCAGAAAGCATATAGAATGGGATTAGTATATTTCATGGCTCCTGTAATTGCAAGTGCATTGACTGGTGTAAATTTCTCAAATCTACTAGAACATGATTCAGCTGAGAGAGTTAAGCAGCTTGCTACATTATTAACAGGCGATGAAGAAGATATTAAGACTGCCTTTTATGGGAAAGGACCTATCATATCTACATTTGGAGGACCTATTACATCTGACTTAATTGATATAGGTATGATGTTAGATTTAATAGACTTAGATGAAGATTCGTTAATGACTCTAATAACTGGAATGGAAAAATATGATCCATCAGTACAGTCTACTGAACTTAGCAAGAGATTAAGGATCATTAATACATTTTTAGGAAGAGCTACTGAAAGACATATTCCTCAACTTACTAAAGGTAGAATTGGATGGGCTGTTCAACAGGAATTTGGATTATATCCTACTAAGGAAGCTCGCCAGAAACAAAAGAAATATAAGAAAGCTAGAAAAGAATTACTTCCATCTGATATTGAATCTGCATTAGCAGCTCTTGAATCAGGGAAAGGTGTACGTTCATTTGCTAAAGGTGGTCAATTTATAACTAAAGGTCCAGAGACTATTGTAGTAGGTGATAATCCTTCAGGTAGAGAAAGGGTAACTGTTGAACCATTAGGTAAAATACCTAAGAGTAAAGGACCTGCTAAATATAATAAATTTGATATGAAAAATCTAGATTCAGCTTTATCTGAACTTGCTGAAACTAAGAAACGAGAAGATAAAGAGTTTGTCCCTGGTAGAAAAATGACTTTATCTGATAATGATGAATATGCATAGTAACTGAGGAAGTTTATTTTCCCCAGCTACTATGCTTCAGCACAGGAGTAACTATGCAAAATTTATATTGTTTGATTTTAATATAGGTATTGCTGTTTCGCAGAGTTTTTTTAGTTCATTTGTAACTAATAGTAAATAATGTGTTTTATCTTTTTTATTGCTAGAATGTAGCATATCTAATACTTTTACATTTGCTTTTAAAGTGTCTATTAATATATCTATTTCTTGATCATCCCTCTTATGCACTGATTTACTCCTTTTCTTTTTGTTGTTCATGAACTCCATACATTGCTATTAATATAGCATCTGAATTATATAATGTTACTCTTTTATCTGTATATTTAGTTGCCAGTTCTTTTAGTTTTCTTTTACGTTCAGTTTTATTTTTAGGAAGTTTAAATTTAAATTTTTCTTGAAAGTGTTTCATCCATTTTTGTGGAGATACTAATATAGTTTCAATATTATATGCTCCTAGTATTCCTAACCATTTACCATAGTTAGCTCCAAACTTAAATGCTGATGATCTGGCATCAGTTGGGAAAGCATGAACCTGTTCGATATATGCTACTATACCATCATTTTCTAATACCCAGCTAGTAGTTTTAGAGCTGTTAACGATACTAGCCATTTTTAATACATCTTTAGGGCATTTATATATGTCTTGAATACCTTTGTTCCATATTGCGATGCCACCTGATGCTCCAGGATCAATTGCTATAATTACCAATCTTTTCTTTCTCCATATTTGTTTTTAGATTTATGATATTTATGTTTGTATGTGTTTTTATACTCATGTACATATATCATTTCTCCATCAAATTTCTCTATTAACTCAGCTATTATGTCTGAAACTTCCATTTTTAGTATTTTTGGGGATTGGAATTTACAACCTTTATCAAGTATCTCTTTAGGTATATTTTTTGCAGGTCTGAACCACCAGCATTTAGACTTAAAGTAATGCTTACATCCATAGCAACTGTTACATTTACTTTTAACAATCATGCACCATTCTTAGGTATATCTCCTTGAGCCATATCAGAATTCATATAGAACTTACATCTGTTTCCATTGAATCCTATCATATGTGTACCAATTCTTCCATATCTACTCTTACTTACTATGATTTCACTTTTATATGGAGAATATCTTTCGCTGTCAAAGTTATGTCCATAGAATACAAACATAGCTGATTCTGCTGTTTGTTCAATTACGCCTGATTCTGAATAGTCACTCATCCTTGGTCTTGGGTCTAATCGTTTTTCAATTTCTCTATTTAACTGTGATACTAATATTGAAGCACAATTTTCTGACTTGCATATCCATTTATATTCTTGCATAATCTTTTCAATTTCAAACCTTCTGCCTTCTTTAACTCCATCAACTTTTATTAACTGTATATAATCATCTATTACTACATCAGGCTTATGCTTTGCTACTTCTCTTAAGCTGTCTGCAAGTGTTCTAATGTTATCATACATCATTAGGTTTTTATACATTACTTTAATTCTATCAGATACTTTCTCAAATTCTTTTTTGCTTAAATCTGATAAATCATTTTTTCTAATGTATGTGTATTCAAGACCTTTGCTTTCCATCACTACCATCTTTTTCATCATTTCAGTATTGCTCATTTCTCTATTGAATAACATTACATTATATCCTTGTTCAATTAATCCTCTAACCATATTAATAACAAGTGTTGTTTTCCCATGTCCTGGTCTTCCTCCTAGAACTGTTATTTCTTTTCTGGTCATTCCTCCTGCAAAAGCATCTAAATGTGCCAGATTAAAGGGAATTAGATTAGAATCTTCTTTAACAACTTGTTTCATTTCCTCTACGATATCTTCGATATCTCGTTTCTTTGAAGGTTGTATTTCTTTTAATTCTGTAATAAGCTTGTTATGTTTTTCTAAAATGTTATCAACTTCTTTATAGTCATCATAGCTTGCTGTTACAAGTTTATGTGCCGACTTAGCTGTTTCTCTTTGTATGTATTTTTCCCATACAATTCTTGCATATTGTTCTACATTTGTTGTAGATGGAACCATATCAGCTAATCCAGTTATAAAGTATGCTTCGCTCTTCCCAGTCATATCTTTAACTTTATCTGATAGAGTAATGAAATCTATTTCTATCCCATCTTTATATAAGTCTTTTATAGCAATCCATACTTGACGACAATTACTACTATAAAAAGCATTATTATCACGTATCCATGCCATTCCTATTTCTTGTTCTCTCTCTCCTCCTGAAATCATACATCCCAGTAAGGCTTTTTCAGCATCTTCTGAATGGGGTAATATATATCCATTTTTTAATTGCTCTTTGTTAATAGTTTCTTTTTCCATTATTTTTCCTTTTTTATTAAAAGTTTATTTTTACTTGTACAGTAGGCTTGTAATTCATGATTACACATTCTTTTCTTTCTTTGCCTCTGTTCTCTCCTGTAGCTCCTGCATATGTCATGTCGATAGTTTGCACATTATAATCACTATACAAATCGAAGACTTCTTGCCTGTAATCATAACTTATCATGAACAAACCCCCTCCTTTATCAATCTTATCAACAGCTTCTTTGAATCTGGAGTGATCATCTATTGAAAAGTTATTCATGTAATAGTCCTTTTTTTCCGTTGCTACGAAATAAGGTGGGTCTAAGTACCAAAAATCATCTTTGCGGGGACCATACCTATCTATAAGCTCCATAAAGTCTATATTTTCAATAGTAGTACCTCCTAAAAACTTACGTGAATACTTTAATTCAACTTCCCAGTCTTTATTCATGTCTTTTGCTATTGCAAATGGAGTATGTACAAGCTTATTAAAACTATATCTGACACAGTAAAAATACTTAGCTGCCTGTAACGGGTCTGGTATTATGAATTTCTCTTTATTCTTTATTTCATCACGAAAATCTAAGAATATTTTACGTGATTTTGGAAGCCAAAATAGGTTCTTAATTAATTCATCATACTCATTTAAGACACACATATATAGATTAACTATATTGTTATCTATGTCATTAATTACATTCCATTTTGCTTTTTTCTTCCTAAAGAACATAGAAAGCCCTCCAGCAAATACTTCAAAATATCTATCATGAGGGGGAATCCATTGAACAAGTTTCTTGCTTAATGTATTCTTCCCCCCATAATAAGGTATTACGATAGGACATTCATACCAGTCTAAGCTAGGCAACTGCTACTTCTCTCTTAGCCCATTTCTTTATTGTAGGATACAATGAACTCTCAAGTTTGTGAGTAGCTTCTGTATTTCTATTCATGTTATGAGTAATTATACTGGTTCCTACATTAAACAAATTCCAGAATGTTTTAGGTCTTTTAGCTATTAACATTTGTGTAACTATCTCATTAGCCTGTAACGGAAACATCTCTATAAACTTCACTATATGTTTTTCTTGTATGCTTGTTTCAATTAGAGATGGGAAATCTTCTTTAACAGCATATTTAGTTTTACTAATAGTGTCTGTAATTATTTCTTCTAACTTATCTAATGCCATATTATAAACACTATGTTTGTTTTTATAGTCATCTAATACAACTCCAATAACCATTCCATTGCTACATACTAGCCTGAATGCCCCTGCCATTACATTTACACCTATAGTGCCATCATAGCTATTTCTAATTATAATTTCAGGATTTATTAAATCTTTAGGTCCAACTTTAACAGTATCATTAGGGAATGTCCATTTCATAATAGTTTTAGCTCCATTATTTAATGTTCTTACTTCCTTTATTTTACCATCATTTTTCTTTATTATTGGGTTTGCATAGTCAATGATTGTTTTATTTGTAACAAGTTTATAATCATTTGTCATACAGCTTAGTATCTTATTAGTATCTTTTCTTACTATCAGCTTATAGTTAGTTGGAACATCACCATTAGGTGTGTCGTATGTAACTGCTGCCTCAAATACTGGGAATGTTGCTTCTTGTAACATTTTATCTCTCCTTTTATTATTATGTTTTAATAACAGGCGGAACTCCACCTATTCTTTTTCTTTCATTCTTTTTTAAAGTATCCATATTTTTATCTCTATTTTGTATCATACTTCTTAAATATGAAAATCCTTTTCCATTTATATAATGTCTATTTTGATAGAAATTTTCTATTGCCCATGATACTATATGGTCATCAGTTTCTTTTATGCTATGTAGAAATCTAAAATAAGACTGTCTGTCTGATGAAGGCACATGCTTATTAATTAGCACAGCTATCTTTTTAAGAGAATCTTTTAATCTTTTGTTTCTTTTTTGAACAAGTTCTGTTATTTCAACAGATGCATTGTATTGTTTATTAAAATTATATCCGCAGGCGGGACATTTATTCATTGACGGTCTCCTGGTTTATACCAATTTGTTATTAATTTTATTTTCTTACTATACAGATTGTCTCTTTCTACAATCTTATCTCTTCTTCTCGATATAGCTTTCCATTTTATGTGAAATTTATCATCATCTTTATCTAAACCATTAAGTATTTGATCGTACATTAATACCAATTCTCTTTTGCCTATGCTTTCATCACTTGAATACATTATTCATCCTCCATCTCTCCCTGATTTTTAGGTTTCTCAAATAGCCACTTCACTATAAAGTCTTTTATTTTATCTTCTGATGTTCTCCAATATTCTTTGGATTCATCCTCTTCAGGAGATATAAATTCAATAGAATCAATACTATAACCAAGTGATCTACTAGTCCTATATGATACTTCAACAATAAATGAATGCTTTTCGTCTAACATTCCATTATAAGTTGTTACTTGACTATATTGATCATCCATTTCTATGTGTGTTGACATTTTTATCTCCTAACTACAGTTTGGTGGTTTTTTCTTATATGTTATCATACAATCATCATTATTTTCTTCTTTATATCCCACTGCTTTCTTTAGTTCTTCCATAGATTCTTTTACTGCTTCTTTTTCTCTACCTCTTAGCTTATTATATTTATCAACTAGCTCATGTATTTTTTTCATTTGTCCCATTGTTTGCTCCTTTTATCTTATTTTTACTTCTGTTTTTAATGCCCATCTTTGTTTCCCAAGAAAACCTTTATCATCAATTGGAGTTTCTGTTATAATAACAGACGCACTTGCATCTCCTTTATCAACTAATATTGCTTTACAATTTGAACTTGTTAATACAAGCTCTCCAATGTTTACATCCTCGAGATAAGTATATCCTGATGATGGCTTCCATTTAGGCTTATTTTTCAGTGCTTTCTTTGTTAATCTTTTGATCCATAAGTCGCTTTTCTTTCTTTTCTTTAATGTCATTTGATATCCTCTCCATATCTTTTAATATTGCATCTAATGTTATAATCCAGTCTTGATCTGGCTTAATTTCAAATGCATTTAGTACGTTATGTATAGATTTAATACACCAAATTAATTTATTAATTTCATGTTCTGTTAGTTTTATAGTTGCTGTACATATTTCTTTCATGATTATTCCTCACATTCTGTACAAGTTTTTTTAGTACATCCTATTTTTGGGAATCCAATTAAATAATCTGAAAAGTTGCCATAGTCCCTTAAAGGTTGCCATACTTTGTTACATTTTTTACAATGAAATGGTTCTAAATGTTTATAGAACTTCTTTTTTTTGCTATCAACTTTTGAAGGTAATCCTATAGTAGCAACTTTTTCAAAGCTATAAGTCATTTTTAATATTTCCCATTCCATCTACCCTATTCAGCCTGTTTGCAAGTATTCTAATAGATGATTCTATTGCATCTATCTTATCCATCATTTTAGTCATGTCATCTTTTATTTCATCTAATCCTACTTTTATATTTGGAATGTTTGATTTTTCTCCTGAATCGGTATTTGGTATTGTTTTTGTTTTCTTAGCCACGATAGCCTCCTTTAGTTAATGCATCTATTTGTTTTTGTATTTTCGTTGGTATTAGTGTTACTTCTTTTCTTAATGCTAAGATTATATCTACAGCTAAGTCTAGTTTCTTTGTAACATTTCTTACATCAGCTGCATATGATCTAACAGCATCTTGTGATTCTTTAAATCGTTTCTCATAATTATCCATATCACTTTCATCAATAGTATATTGTTTTTCATAATTATCATCTCCACCACCAGTAATAAAATTATTAAGATTACTTATTGTTTTAATTTTCATTATTTACTCCTAAAATATTTATCAATTAATTTTTTACTTACATATAGTACTAAAATTATTGCTACTATTGTTATGCCATCCATAATATGATTGCCTGAATCAGATTCTATTGCTCCCATTGGAGTTTCAATTTTAATTTTTGGCTCTATTATTTTATATGAAGCATGCTTAACAGAATCAATTGTAGACATAAAAATTCCTTTCTTGGTTTTTTTTAAATGAGGGGGGCGACTTATATTTGAATAAGGAGAGATTATTCATGATAATTTGAGAAACCATGAAGCCGCCCTTATAAGAATATAAATCTATTCATATAAATTAGTCAATATAATAACTTTTTATATAAAATTTGGGAGCCCTTTTCACCTCATACGGAGAATTATGAAGATAATAAAATACAAGGCTACTAAGGACTCCTTTATTCACTTGCCTATTTCCTCTATTAATAAAAAGTGCCAAATAAATATTTATCTATTGAGCTTTTATTAAAAAGGAACGTCACCTTCAATTTCATCTGCCTGTAATTCAGGACCATCTGTCCATAGTGTTACATTAGATACTTTAAAGGTAGCGCGTTTTTCTTGTTGTTCAGGAGGAAGATGCTTGGTGTCAGCTGTAACAAATTCTTGTCTTTTAACTGTTATCTGAACTGGTTTGCCAACCACATCTGATTCTTCTAACAGTACAAGAGTTTTTACAGTTTTGCCGTCAACTTTCTCCTCTTCGCATTTTACTCCTAAGTTATCTAACAATTCAAAATATCTACGATTTTTTCCTTGTGATGACCCAGAAGTAAATATAAACCAACCATTATCTTGGAAATCTCTTCCTTTTAAATGGTCACAATTAGCATGAGATTGTTTACCATCGCCATTTGTTTCTGGCACACGATTATGATTACTATCTTTAACATACTCATATCCATCCATTTTCCATAACGGTTGTGTAATATTTTCAACTTCATCTGCTACTTTATATGTCATATTAACTACAATAGCTTCACCAGCTCTTGTATTAATTTCACGATGACTAATTGATTTTATATGAGCAGGGTACATCCCTTCTTCAATTGGTTTCCATATTGATTCAGGATCGAATGTTGCTCCTATTGATTTTGCCATTATATCTCCTTATTTGGTTGTTTGTGTTTGTGTGAAAGTGTACTTTTCAAGTAATTTATTATATGCAGTAGTGAATTCTTCCATCTTCTTACTTGGAGTTGAATTTTGCCCACCTCTGAAGTACATGAATGGAGTAACAAATTTACCATCAGCAGTTTTCATAAATCTTTTTGTAGTTGATTTACGACCTTTGCTTACAAGTCCTTTATTTTCCATTTCAGTTATCGCAGTTTTAGAAAGCACTCCACTTTCTTTTAATGCATCTACATCTTTTTTTGTTATTTTACCCATTATTATTTTCTCCTATTGTTAGTGTGAATGTGTGAAATGATGGATTAACAGTTAATCGTTCATTATCTTCTGTTACAAATACCATCATTGGTTTTCCATTTAGTAGTTTAGTACCTCTGTACAGAACTCTCCTAAATTCTTTTCCATCGTTAGTACCTATTGTATATGTTTTATCCTTATTTAACAGCCCGTCATCATATGATATGCTTGTTTTAATCATGCTGATTCCTCCCTTTGTAATTTTGCTATTGATGCTTTGTAGTTAGCTCTATGTATTACCTGATCCTGAATCAGCTCTTTGACTTCTGATAGTCTATCTTCACTTACATTACTAGCAGAGTCTATTAATGAACTTTTCTGTTCATCTGATAATTCCATGTCTTCTACTTGATTACGATATACATCATCTGCAATATTTAGATAAAAATTAAATGCTTTCTTAATACAATCTGTATTTGCTGATTTAATATCATTACCTATGTCAACAAATTCATTTGTTCCACGTTTCTTCTGTATTCTGTGAGCTGCAGTCATATCTCCTTCTCTCCATATGCCTTCATCATACCATTTCAATCTTCCATGTATAACATAAGCTTCGCTGCCTAAATTTTCTGTATTAACTATTAGCCAACTCCAACCAGGATATTCTTTATCTGCAACTTCACGCATATATGAATATTCTACATAATCTAATCCCATCTTCTTTTTAATAAAAGGTTTAGGTGTATTTATGTTAGATACTGATTTATGTTTCTTTGTTATAGATTTTCTTATTTTATTAATAGAACTTAGCATTTGACTATCAAATACCATTATTGCTCCATTTTTTTCTTCCTTTGCCATTACTTTCTCCTTAGTATTTTATTTATTATGTTAAAATCAGATGATTTTTCAACTATATACATTAATAAAAGTATAACCATTGCTATTAATGCAATATCTATTAACGTATACATTACTGGTAACAGTATATTATTACTAATCCATTCTCCCATGATACTTCCTTTCTTTAGCTGCTAGCATAATCTTTCCAATTTTTAAGTTCTTCTTTTACATCTTCTTGAATACGATGTCTTTCTGCCCATTTTTCACCTCGCAAATATGTATGTTCCTCTTGAAGTTTTCTACGGCATCTTGTTATTGATTCAGATGACATAAATTCTCCTCTTGATAATACATGAAGAAACTCCTTTGCCGTCATTTTATTTACATCATGATTCTCACGAGATTGTACATACCATACATTTGCTACAAGCTGTTGATCATTATCTCTTAACTTTGGTGATGATGTTAGTAGTTCCTTAACTATTTTAGAACATTGACTGATTATTAATAGTGGTCTTTTCATTTGCTGATCCTTTCTATTTTGTTATACATATTTCTTTAAACTGACAATATGAACATTCCCAACTTTGAAATGGGACTCCAACAGAATTACCATATTCTAAGTCTTCAGTAAATTTCTTGCCAGATTCTTCAAGTATTTCATTTAGTTCAACCCAATATTCATAAGATTTATCAATCCATTCAGGGCTGATGATCTGTTCTCTCATCATACTTGTATTTTTGTTATACCATACTAAATACATCTCAATTTTATCAGGATTTAATTCTTCTTTAATTCCTAATGCATATGTTCCTATTTGGAGTTTATAGTTTCTATCCGAATCATTATCTCTATTAATCTTTCTGCCAAACTTCTTACTCCATTTATACGCAGCTGCAGTTTTAAGATCATATACTTTAAATATATTTTCTTTTAACTGCCAGTATCCTGCATCATATGTCCCAACAACATTTAAATCCTCAATCTTTATTTCTTCTTCAGTATAAACAATTTCTTTAGAATGATCAATTTCTTTATACCTCCAATTGATTGCCTCTTCAATATCTTTATGAACAATAGTTCCTAGCCTAAGCAGTCTATATGATCTGTCGTCCATTGGTGTTTGAGGATAATCAAAATGCCTGTATAGGACTTTTTTATAACAACTTCCAGCTGATGATGCATGAAAGAAGCTATCTTTACCATGAGCTCTTTCAGTTTCTTTATATTGCAGATAGTTATGGTATAATGACTTTATATCCATATAATTGTCTCCTTATTCTACCCCAAATATAACAATATCTGAGTTTATGTTCAAATACATTTATTCATCTTTTATTGAATTATATTCATCTTGAATATCATATTTAGTATCATCTTTGTTAAATTTTATTTTTTCTTTCCATTTTGAAGTATGTTTTTTAATTTTTTCTGCTGAAATTGTAGGTTGTTTAAGTAACTCATCTGGGTCAATGAACTCATCAAATGTATACGTATCATTTTCATCCCATCCTTTTACTATTACTTCTTGCCTGTTGCAATCAACTATTATCTCTACTTCTGCATCACCTACATTATCTGTAAGTATTCCATAGTTCAGTTCACCATCTATATCATTTCTGATCATTCTACTGAATATCATTCTACTTAGATATGAAGGATCATTCCATCTTAGTTTTCTACTTAGTACATCTCTTAAATCATCTTCCATTTCTCTTGCTCCCCAATGAGTATATAATACCACTGGTCTTTCTTCTGATTTTGGTGCATCACCATTTTCCCATATTTCTATTGTTCCTCTACATCCCATGATTTGCTCCTTTTTCTGTTTTCAATTTATATTCTCTTGCCCTAACAGTTAATTGTGATTCTTTATATTGTTGTTCATAGTTTCCTTCAATCATTCTTCACCTCTATATCCTATACTTGAAATCATACTTTTACCCCTTTTATACTCAGGTGTCTTTTTAATCATCTCATTAACTTTTTTAACATCAAGAATAGGCTTTTTAAGAAGTTCTATTTCATCTTCGTCTTCTGCCCCTGCGTGTTCTCCACAGTCAGTACAAATATCATTATCTGGATAGTCTGGTTCATAGAACCTTGCCCCACAACAATTACTTACTAACATTTTTCCTCCTTTGTTAATGCAATACATTTTGATATGTCTAATTTATCCGCAGCTTCTGTTAACCTCTTACCTATCTTTGCTACATCTTCAGTAAGCACATAAGACATTTTGGTATCTTTTATTTCTGTATAAAGTATTTTCTTTGCATTTCTATCCTTAGCTATTTCTTCAAGACATACTGTTATTCTTGGTAAATATCTTATTATTGTTTCCATCATTTCTTTGCCATTTCTTGTTCTGTCCCAATCACTCATTGTTATATCCTTTCATTTAAAGTTATAGGCTGGAGCCATAGCATATTCTAGCTGTCAGTTTCAGGTACCATGAATACTGGCAATACCCAGCCTAATATAGAGCAGTAAAGCGCATGCGACCTATTCCAGAGGACCTTATCCACCTTGCTGTGACTCAGCTTCACTGCTCTAAGATTATTATTTTACAATTTAGTCAACAAATTTTACTTTATCTCTTGAATTGTAATTATAGATATACTGAAACTGTTCTAAGAAACTTTCAGCATCTGCACATCTATTGATCTTGTTTGATAGGTACTTAACTTTAGACATCATTCGTTTATGATCATATCCAGGATAATCATATACTGTTATAAATGCCTCAAGAAACCTTGCATTTCTATTGAATTTAACATATTTGTCAAAGTTACCTACGCTCACTCCGAAATCATGAGCTGAATCCCAACTTCTTTTAAACTCCATCTTACCATTTTTAATACCTGATACAACAGTTGAACTTCTACTTCCTAAAAGAACTACAGCTGTTGTTGATGATGGGAACTTATTTGATTGCATATAGCTTTGAAATAATTGAAACTTTACATCACCTACTACTGCATAATGATGTATATAATCAATTAATTTCCATGAGTTTTGCAGGCTAGCAGCTTTTGGTATATCAATAAGATTAACATTATCATTTACAAGATAATATATCTTTTTACCTTCAGCTTTTAACGACATAAATCTATGTTGTCCATCTACGACTGGATACTTTTGTCCAGAAGTATTATATCGTTTTTTACCTGTTGCTTTGCTATTAACAATTACAACATATGCACTTGAGAGATTTTTCTTTCTCATTTCCTTGCGCATTCTTTCAACTTTCCTCATGTCAATTGGTCTATTAGACTTTATTATTTCAAAGTCATCATAGTTTTTGGTTGTTTTGATTGTCATACTATTCATGGTTTCTCCTTTTGTTATGGTTGTTATGAATTTGTTATTAAATATTTATAGGGACTGCACATCATGAACGTAGACATCGTTTTACCATACGTGGTATGTGAGAGGGAGAGTACAGTCCCTAAATTATAAAGGTGAACACTGCGTAACGCTACTGTATTCGTGTCCATTAAGCTGATATAACCTCGTCAGGAAAGTAGTCAGAAAGGAAAATCTACTTTTACACGCTTCAGCGCCTTTTTATAAATTATCTTTCTGCTTTCTGTATGAGTTTATATACTATATATACTGTTATAACTATTGCTGATCCGTAGATGACCTCGATTGGTAAGTCCATGGCGGATATCCCTCCTCTTTATAGTTAGTTGAATATATTTTATTTCTCCAAATAAAATGTTTATCAGGACCAAGATCATACCTTCCTTTAGCGAAAGCCTGTTCAAAGTCTGTAAACTGATCATCTGGATACTTAATTGCTATTATTTTAGATGAATCAGACACATAATGACCAATTGGATTATTTAATATACTATCTAAATCAACAGATGTATCTTCCATTTCTCTAAATAAAGCTGATAGACTATCATTATGTGCTACTACATGAGCATATTTAATATCCATTTGCTCTGTAAAACTTAGTTCTTTCACATTATTCTTTTTACCACCACAATTAAATCCTATAAATAACAACAATCCAGTTGATATTATTGCTAGAAATTTCATTTGTTCTCTCATATTTATTATCCTTTCTTTTGTTGTGTGTTCTATTATTACCCATGATAAATACCATGCTATCCAAAAGAGCCCTAAATCTGTCATTATCTACTCCCATCTCTTTTTATTTGATTCATAATAATGACTACCTGGTCTATTATCATGATGTTTAGGTTTATCAAATGGAGCTCCTAGTGTTAATACTATTCCCCATAACAATGCTATAACAAATATTCCTACTATTATTACTGAGACCCAATACATTACTTACTCCTTTTCTTTGCATAGTGCCTGCTAAGTATATCTTGTGATTGGTGTGATAATCCTGATTCTTCTAATAATATTCTAGTACCATTATTAAGAACAAACCCTTGTTTCTTATTAATTACGATAGGATAATCTATCATACTAACCCATCTACTAATAATATCATCTATTGTGCTCATTTCCTTTCCTTTCTTAGTTTAAACCATATGATTGTGCCAAGAACTGCTGAGACTATCAGTAAGTCTTTAAGAATATAACAAATTAAGACTGTAGTTTCTAATCCTGATATCCCAGAGTTCTTAGCTTCGTTAACCATATTAAATGCCTCAACTATATCTGTGAATGATATCATACTATTCACCTTGTTTCATCTATATATACTTTAATTAAAGCTGCTATTACTGCGAATAACACTGTTAGCATTACTATATCAAATATACTCATATTATTCTCCCATTATCTTCATTAAAATCCATACAGATAGAAATATTAGACCCATTCCTACTGCAAACACACCCATTATCTTAATTCCTAGTACTAATGCTTCACTCATCTTGTCCACTCCCTTATCTCTTTATCTTGTGATTTAAGAGTATTAGATATATCTATCATACACCACAGTATTAATGCCTGAAATGCAAATACTACTATCATACCAAGTTCTATTAATTCCATTGTTATTCCTTTCTGTTTATTAAATTAAGGGGGCTACTCCCTCTTGATGGTTTCAACCCGTTGCACACAGGTAAACCTCTGTCGGTCAGGTTATCTCAGTCAAATTTTTATGACTATCGCCCCCTCGTAAATTAAATAGCGTCTTACGCATTAATTGCTGTTTTATCTGTTGCTACTAACTTAATGTGCGCCATTTATTATGTTTTCCTTTCTTTAACTTTGATTGATACTAACGATCCATATTTATCACGCAATGCCTGTACATACCCAGAGATATATGATATTGCATACTCTTTAGTACCTTTGACATTGATGACCTTTGAATTAATTCCACAAGTAATAACATATTGATGGTTCATATTATTCCCTTTCTATATGTTTATGTACAACTGCATCATACAAAGCAATAAGATCATTATCATCCAACTCTAATAAAGTTTTAAGCATTGGTTCACATGATTCATGAACTCCAAAAGAATATGCATCATGTATTGCAGGAAAAAGAGTCTGAATTATTTTAATTGCAAGTGTTTTCATATTAGTTCCTTTCTGTTGAATATATGTTTAGCAGCGTTGTAACTATGTTTATCTAGCTTATTATGTTTATTCTTCATGATGATCCTTTCCAGTTTCCTATTAACCATTTAGACTCTTTAGTACCATGATTTATATGATAATTAATATCTATCCCAGTACCACGAAATCTTATTTCAAACCATATATCAGTACGCAATGGATATCCTCTCTTGTAAAAGAATCCAATATCAATAAAGATATTTTTAGAATGATAGTATAAATTTTTTCTCATAACAGTTCCTTTCTGTTAATGCCCAAGTTAATGTAAAATACTATTATACACTGATGTAATTATAAGTATCACATTATATCACACTTTATTAGCACACCAGTGTACAGTAGTAGTGTTAAAAAGGAGTAGAGGGGAGGCTATCACCTCTCCCCTGTCTACGTCCCTCTCGTTCTAGTCTATAGCTTCACCTTTCAGTTCTACATCTTCATCATCTGGGTCTTTCCATATAGGTTTGAACCCCATGGTTTCACATATATTGTTTAACTCACGCAGATTAGATGTACATGCAGCAGTAAGGTCACGCTTACTTGGTACCTGTTGACCCGACAGTCTGTTGTACCCTCGCTTAACTGGTGCAGATTTAAATGCCCTCCAGTACTCAGTTAGAGTCTTCTTGCGTTCAGCAATGAAGTCTTCTCTTGATCCTAGTGTCATAGTTTACTCCTTTGTTAGTTAATAGATTATATCTTATAAAATTCTAAAATCAAAAATAACTAAAATTCCATTTTGGAAAACCCGTTTATACGGGTGTATATGTGTAAAAAGGCTACACATCAAAATCGTGCTATATTTTTCCTAGTTCACTTGGGCATTTAGTACTTGATTCTTAATTTTTAATCATTTAACTTACAGGGTGGTTTCAGGGGTGGGTAATTAATTTATAATAATGAGTAACTAAATTAAAATGGAGTGAATATGGCTACTATTAAGAAAATGGCTGAAAGAAAGTGTGATTCATTTAAAGGAGATGCGAAATCTAAATGCATTGATAGCTATGTGAGAGATTTTAAACAAGGTCGTAAGCGTAGACATCAAAAGGATATTGTCCAGACAAAAAAAATGGTAAAAAAATATGGTAAAGATGAAACAAAATGGCCTGGAGTTCATTTCGCACCTAAGAAGAAATAATGAGTAACTAATTTAACAATGGAGTAAATATGGCAAAGAAAAGTATAAAGAAAAGTTTTAGGAAGAAACCAAAGTTTAAAAGTAGGGAAGATTTGTTAAATAAGGCATTTGTATGTCCTCCTGAAAAAGGATATATGAAAGGTGGAAAATGTATACCACATAAAAAGGCAAAGAAGCCAAAGGGTCCTTCTCTTAAAGAGAGTACTTTGAGAGTTCTTAAAAAAGCAGGATTGTTAGGTGGAGTTCCGATTAAACCTAAAAAATTGACTATAAGAGAAAAATTAGTGAAAGAAGGCATTCTTTCTAAGAAATCAAAAAAGAAGAAATAGGAGTAAAGATGGCTGATACAACTAAAGTTAAAATATGTCCAACAGGTCAGATTTTAAAAGGTGGGAAATGTATTCCAGGTATTAGGAAAACAGTTACTCGAAGTTTTAAAACAAAAGGATTTGACGAAGTTAGTGCAAAGGTTAAGTCATCTTTTAAAATGACACCTCAACAAAAAATAGCTGCATATAAAGCAAAGAAAGCTAAGGCTGGTTCATCTAGAGGAAAATCAGCTTATCAGATTGCTAGAGAAGCAGCTGCAAGACATGAAAAAAGAAAATAAGCGTCATAAGGATAAGCATGGCTGATGAAATTAAATCAATATCAAACCTTTCTTTAGAGGATCAAGAATCAATTTTAGAGAGTATGTCTAAATCATTCCATCCTATTGAAATTGATGGGACAACATTTATGATTCCTGAGCAGGTAAATGATTTAATTGATAATCTCTTATCACAAATACAAGAAAAAAATTTAGCTTTAGATATTGTCGGAACGTCAGAAGATTAAAGGGATATCTCACTATGTCTATGATGATATAGATGAATTTCGTGAAGAACATCCTACATTAGTAGTTCATCCTGATTGGAGAGAAGCAGATGAGAATGATTGGGTATATAGTGACGATGAAAGAATTGTACAACTATTAAAAGTAAAAAAAGAAGTTAATCATCCAGGAGACAGAAAGAATTATAAGTATGCTCAAGGGTGGGTAAGAACTGTAGTAGGATGTTTTTTAAACAGACCTAATATAAAGATGGATACTGATTTTAGTCTTCATGAGAGTAGATATACATTTGGTGGAAAACATGCAGATACAAAAAATCGAATTAAAAATAGAAAAAATACAACAAGGAGAGAAAAGGAATTTGCTACGAATGTAGTAGTTGGAATGGGAGCTGTAGATGCATATAAAAAAGCATATAATGAAATGTCAGACCAAAAAGCAAGAAAGAAAGCAACTTTATTATTAAAACAGGAGAGAGTTATGAGTGAAATTGAAAAGTCAGTACTTGATGTTGCAAAAGGAATGGGAATTGACCATGAATATGTGTTGAATAAACTAAAGAATCTTGCCGATTATAGTGAAGATGATAATATAATATTACAGTCAACAAAAGAATTAGGGAAAATTGTAGGGACAGCAGGTGTAACTGTAAAGCAAAGAGAAGTTGGTCTTGTAGGTATGTTCCAGGGATTTTCACAAGATGAATTACATGGAGCTAATAGGGAACAACCTCAATTAGAAGAAAAGATTGCAGAGGTGAAATAATATGGTATGTCCAAAATGCTGCAGTATGTTTGTAAAGAAAGATGGGAAGAGACCTTTAAAAGATGGAGGGATTACACAAACATATAAGTGTAATAGTTGTAAAAAGAAATTTTCTGTTCCCATGAAAGGTATAATTGAAGAGCGTAAGAATATTACTCCTGGTAAGGTCTTTAGATTTGAATCAGACAATGTAACGAGAGTTCACGGTCTAACAGATATCCATGTAGGAGCAAATGAATTTGATGTTAAGAAGTTTGAACAGGCTGTTAAAGTTATTGAAAAAGATGATAACGCAAGATGGTTTGGTAATGGTGATTTATTAGAATTAATACCTCCTCATTATAAGATATCACAGAGAGGTCAGAATATACATCCTGATGAGCAGTACTTAGTCTTTATAAGATTAGTAAGTACAATAAAAGATAAGTGTTTATTTATTAGAGGAGGTAATCATGATTTCTTAAGGAGCTTTAATATACTTGATTTAGATATATGCAAGTTAATAGCTAGTGAATTAGACGTTCCTTATTTTAAGATGCCAGGATACTCACAGATAGTTATAAAAGGGAAAGAATGGAAACTTGTAAGTGGTCATGGTAAAAGTGGAGCTAAGAATGGTGATTTAGAACTTGATAAGATGGCTGCTGTGTATTCAGATGGTGATTTATTCTTCTTAGGTCATAATCATCAACTGTATGCAAAACCAATAGATTCATTAAGAATTGATGAAGGTAAAGAAACATTACATAGACGTTGGTATATAAGAGGAGGTTCCTTTTTAAGATATGCTGAATACGCAAGGTATTCAATGTTTCCAATTATAAGAACAGGATGGGTAACAATGGAATTTACAGAAAGTGATATAAAATGCTGGGAAAATTAAAAGTTAATCTGCCATACAATGTTTCTAAGAAAAATACAAGCATTACTTTTTCAAAATATCTCCATTCATGGGTGGGTAAATGGATAAAACATATAATATTCAAGAAAAAGTAGATTTAAATCTTGATGAGAGTATAATAAGATTGAAGAAACTCTCATATCAGGTTGATATAGAGAGATTGTTTCCTATAAGGATAAAACAGTCAATGGTATTATACGAAATGTTTGATATAATAGAAAACATGGATATTCCTAAAAAAATGATGGAGAGTTAATGAAGAAGAAAAATACAGTTACAAAGCATGATATAAGAAGAGCTGTCTCTGATAATTTGTCTGGCTTAAATTATACTATGCAAAGATTAAGTAATCTTGAGAATATATTAAATTTCTATATTGAAATGAAGAAAGATGAAAAGAAGTTTACTAAGTTCTTAGATAAGAAAGCAGAAGAGTTTAAGAAAAATGGCACATCCAAAAGCTGAACACATAAATCTTTTCCCTAAGAAAAGAGATAAAAAAAAGAAAGTAGATGACAAAGCATTTGATGCTATGACAGCTGTATCTGATAAGGCTAGTGTAGATATTATTGATAAAGGAAAGAAAAGCAGTACAAAAGGAATACATAATGCATTACTAGCTGCAGGAATGACACCTGCATATGGAAATATAGCTGATGTAGCAGATGCTACCTTATACGCATTAGAAGGTGAGTTTGGAGAAGCTGCATGGTCAATGGCAGCAGCTATCCCAGTTATAGGTCAGATGGTGAGGGGAAAGAAAGCTTTAAAAGTTGCGAAGGAGGCTGGTGAAGAAATGGTTACTGTGTATAGAGGAGTAGATAAATGGTATCCTAAAAGAATTATGAAGGATGGTAAAATTGTAG